GCAACAAGACCATATCTTGTCTTAAATCCAATTTTTGGCTGGAAGGAGTTCTCACCCACGGCACGAACCATCTGTAGTGGAACGTATGGGCAGTAGAATATTCCTGCATCATAAGGGGATGATCCCTTATAACCAACAACGTAGTACTGGTTACCACCTGTAGGTGCAGCGTTAGCAGCAGTAAGGTTGGCAGAATAAGGATCGATGTATACACGATACTTACCTTGTAGCACACCAGCAAATGTGTTACCTGTGTCGTCAACATTGAGGTTAGCGTTCAATGCTGGAGTATAATCCAGAACGCCAGCCATTGTTAGAGCAGATGCAACGTCTGCAGAGCAGAGGATGATGTTGCCCTTTCCACGACGAGTTCTTTGTGCGATTGCGTTTGCATCACGCTCGATCTGGAACAAGAGACCCTTGAACTTCTCAACTGACCATCTTCCGTTTGAGTCGATGTCTAGGTCGAATACACCAGCAGTAGCAGTGTTTTGAACTGCACCTTGCTCTGCAACCTTATAGATTGTTCTAATGACTTCCCTGTTAATTTCAGCAAGGATTTCAGTAGAAAGGATGTTAGCAAGTTCTGCCTCTGCATTCAATCCGTGGATTGCTTTGAGGTCTTGAGCTAGTTCTAAACTGTACTCGGCTTTCAACGCACGGGATTTCGCTGTAACAGTTACTTTCTCGATGCTGAATGCCATCTGGTTGAAGGCATCATTACCAGTTCCACTGAGATTCTCAGCGTCTCCAGTTACCATACCTTGACCAACATTGTATCCACGAGTAGACGCAGATGCAACTGGGTTTAGAACGGCTGGGTTTCCACCACTTTGTGATGTGGTTCCCATACCAGCGTTACCATCAGTAAAGCCTGACTCTTCATCAGAACCTTTATCCTGACCAGAGAATGCAGTATCTACTTCATTGTAGAATGTCTCTGTTCCAGACTGTGATGTATAACGTGAACGCATTGCAAAGATTAGTCCAGTTGGACCACTCATTGGCTGAACACCAGCAAGATCGTATGCCACCAAGTTAGGCATTGAACGACGAATCAAGCTGATCAGCACAGGGTCGAAACCTGCAACTGGGCCTGCGGCGGTTGCACCACCACCGAATCCACCACTAGCACCTGCAGCGTTTGCAGAGTTAGTTGGGACTGCTTCCATCAAGTTTATACCTGATGAAAATGCTTGCTCCTCTCGGAGGAATTTCTCTTGGTTTTCTAGCAGAACTGCGGTTACCGCCTTTCTATGATTGTCTTTGATTGGCTCAAGACCTTCATAGTTTAATAACGGAGCCCACTTTTCCTGCAACTGTTCTGATTGGAACATTGTAGGGTTACCTAATAAGTTTTACGTTTGATCTAATATTAAAATCAGGATTGCTTAAATGCTGAAATTGACTTCAGGTAAGCATTCATTGCATTTGAATGTGACTCAGCACCTTCTGCACTGTCTACTCCTTCTGAAAGATTTTCAGATTTAGCGGTTGGTGTTACTTGTGAAGTGAAATAAGATTCCTTCAAAGTCTCCAACTTTTCACGATAAGATTCTTCACTTTCAAACTCTACACTTTCGGCAAGTGAAGCGAGCTTTTCTTTCTGAGTAGACGCTAATCCTTCAGAAACGCTAGAAATGATTCCATCAGCAACTGACTCTCCGAGTCTGCTGTTTAAATTGATGTTCTTTTCTATTTGCTCATTGAGCTTGGTCTCCATATCATCAAGTTTTTCTACCATGCTTTCAAGCACATCATATTTTTCTTCAGGGATTGATACATAATGATCTTCAAAAAGTGACTTCATACCTTCTAAGAAGGATTCAGTCATATCTGTTTTAAGTCCTTGCTCAACTGCAAGGGCATTTTCGGTGAACCACTCATCTGCAACATACTCAAGATAAGAATCAACTCTTTCAGAAAGTGAAGCCTTTTCTGCTTCAATACTTTCTTCAAGTGTCTCTTGGTATTTTGCTTCTAAAGCTTCTTGAACTTCAGCAACTTTAGAATTCAAAGCAGTTTCGAATACAAGCTTTGCTTTTTCTCTAAACTCTTCAGAGAGTTCTTCGCCACCAAGGAGTGCATTAACATCATCTTCGATGTTAATTTCTTCAGTTGCAGTTTCTTCTTCCACTGTTTCCTCCTCTGCGACTACCTCTTCAGTAGTTTGTTCTTCTTCAATTACTTCATCGGAAACTTCAACATCTTCCTTCGCAGTCTTACCTTTACGGTTAGTAACTACATCAGAAACTTGCTTAAGTGAAGCACCAGGAGTTTTCAGCTTTGCTGAATCATCATCTACCTTATAGTTCTCAGGAGTTGGTCCTCCGAGATCCTCATAGGAAGGTGCAGTGCCACCTGTGGTCAATTTAGGCATTGGCTCACCAGGTTTAGCGTTGGCATTCACAGCAGTCTTTGATTGCTTCACACTAGGATTAGCAACAGACTCTTCCATTTCTTGTAATTTTTTACCACGAGACATTTGTTTCGACTCCG